AAAGCATGAACGCTCCAATCCTGTGCCATGTTTCCGGCACTGGGTCTATGTCATCAGGCACTGACGGATACGGCTTGACTTTACGAACTTCTTCGTTCATGCTTTCCTCGCTTTCAGCATTGCGTCTGCCATCATGTATGCGCGATGTGCAGCTATGTCAAAGTTTTCATGGTGAACGCCGCCAATAAGATCGCCCTGCATTGCCTTGGCTGCAAAGTAATCGCGCAGGGTCATGCCGTCATAGAGCGGATTTTCAATGCCGGGGTGGCATGGGAACGCTGGCCCACTTGTTTCTGTAGTCATGCTGCCTCCTCGGTCTTGCCCAAGTACGCCTTCAGGCGCTTGACTCGTTGCTTGTTGTAAGTCACCAGTGCTTGTGCGTACTCGACCCCACTCTCGGCTTGCAGTAGGGCGTGCTCGGCGTGCATCAGCTCGTGCGTAACGGCCTGTGTCGGCGTCACAGTTTTCAGCATCAATCGCAATTCAGTCCACATATATTTCCACATATCAATCTCCAAACATGGTTTGCAATTCGCGGTACAGCATATGCGCTTCCTTGATGCTGAGCGTCTCCAACACCTGCTTGGCCGTAAGCTGTTGTGAAACGGGCTGCGTTAAGGTAGCTTGCGTACGGGGGGCGGTGAGCGTAGCTATACCTGCAACGGGTTGCTGCTTCTTGATAGCTTGTATGGCTTTCTTTACTTCCTTCAGCTCCCGTGCGCGGCTGGCTTTAAGCTGGCCCGACTTGATTGGCGTGTACTCTGTGGCAATAGCGCGGTATGCCTTCGTGGGCATGTGCAACTCTAGCATGCGGGTACGAACGAACTGCCCAAGCAGCGACCCCACGGACGATGCGTTGAACCCCTGCGCCTCCATGCGCATTTTGATCTGCTTACCTGTGAGTCCGGGGTTGTCGCGCACGAAGTTAAACGTCTCGCGGGTCACGTTGTTGGCTGTCTGGAATAGGTTTGGTTTCACTGTGCTTTCCTTGGTTGAATTATTTTCGTCCCAGTCTGCGGGGATTTCCCGCACACGGCTTTGTGTAAGCGCTGTTGTTAGCGCGGTTTGAATGTCAGGCATGACCGAACCCTTTCTTAGAAACTGAACTTGTTGAGCAGTGCATCGACTGCCTTCTTTGTGTCCTCGCGGACGGCTTCGTTCTTGCGCAGATCATTGGGAGTGACACCCACCAACAACTGCTCAAGCTCCTTACGCGCTCCCTCCAACGCTGTGTCACCCACGACATTCAGCGCCTTGGTCAGATCGCATAACTCCAACGCCCCATCGACAAGACTGTCGTGGAACCTACGGCTCTTTGGTTCGCCCGCTACATAGTCAGTAGTCAGGCGATCAGACATACGCTTCATGTGCTCAACAAGGCGTGCGCGGACATCGGCCATCGCTGACTCCACACGCTCCTGTGTAAGCGCGTCCAGCTTCTTGCGCAACTCCTCCTGTGCATCGTTACCCACATCAACCCGCAAGTCACCGCTGGCTGGCACAGGCATGTAGTTGACACGGAACGAGAACTTAGACACCACATCGTTGGCCGTTGGGTAGTCATCGCGCTTGAACATGTCACCCAGAGCCATAGCTTGCGCTGTGATGAGTGTCGGGTAGATGGCAACGAAGTCTTTCACAAGCGTAGCGATCTCATCATCGAACGCATTCATGCGCTCAGTGAACTTGATGAAGTTGATAGTAGGCAGAAGACGCAGACCGGAATCCGACCACGGCAACGTGTTGTCGTAAACAAACTGACGGGCTTTGCTGACTGCTTGCTGCACGACATCGAGTTCAGTGCGTCCGGCCAACAGGTTCTTGTTAACGCGTGCGGCATCTTTCGACCCCGCGTTCTTGTTGCTCACCACCTCGTCAGTGGTTGATCTGTCCAGCTTACGCGCCGTCCACACGGACGCGTTGAACTCCACCAGCATTGCGCAGGTGCTCAGGTTGTAGGTAGGGGTGTTAAGTGTAGTCATGGGGTTTGCTTTCTTTAAGGTTCCAAGGTTCAGGGTTCTCCATCTGCGTCAGCAAGATGTAGTTGGCAGAGGCGGCGTAAGCCATCTCTCTGGTGAGCGGGTCTGTTGTCCACGACTTCACCATGTTTCGGTACGAGCGACCTTCGTCCAAGTACTCGACAAATACCTCTATGCGGTAGCGGTATGTCTTTATTTCCCTACCCATATCTTGATGCGCAATTCTGGGATGGAGCAAGGCGGTGGGGTTAGCCCACCACCTTACATACGGGTAGGTCTTCCCGTCAAACTGCGGGAAAAAGGGCTCCTTCATTTGGTGCTGAAGAAAATCTTGTGCTCGGCAAGCATCCGACCGAACTCGTTGATAGTCGCAAACATACTCACGCTTTGCGATGTAGCCACGGTGTTGCAGAAGATCGATTGAATCTCTGCACGCATACGCCACACGTACTTGACGATAGCCTCGGCCTCTGACCTGTCGGCCACACGCGACACGAACTGGAAAATTTGAATCAACTGTGCAGTCGGGTTGTTGGAGATAGGTGCCTTGTCAGGGTCAGCGATCACACGGGCGTAGTCGCAGATGTCCTTGCCAAAGCGCACGAACGAAGCCATTGCCTGAGCAGTAGTCTCACCAACAGAGCCGCACAGCGCCGCCTCCAGTGTGGCATCGTCCAGCACACCAAGACCCTCATCGAGAATGTCACCCGCAGCCACCAACGAACGCGGCGTAGCGTAGGCCATCTGCACAGACTTGGGGTTGAACACGAAGCCGTTGTCCTTGGACATGTTCTTGCCCTCGAAGTTGCCACCCTTCTCGTAGTCAAGGAACGATGCCATGACGCGAGGCTCGTTGTGTACGAACGCAATCACAGTAGCGTTGACACCGGCATCGGTAGCCCACTGCACCCACTCTTCGGCTGTCGGCTTGCGCATCTTGACGAAGACCAGACGATTGCGCAGGTGCGCCTGAATGGAATCACCGAGACCCTCGATGCTCAGGTTAGTGCCGCAGAACACAACGCTACCCTCAGGCATATCGTAGTTGCCAACGCGGCGCTCGTACACGATAGGAGCCAGCACATTCTTGATGAACTGCGGAGCCTTGGCAATCTCATCGAGCATGACCAAGATTGGCTTGCTGTTGTTGACGCCACGCTGGTTGTTCTTGCTGACACCGAAGCGCTCGTTGGGCAACTCACGGGAGATGCCGTTCTCACGATCAAGGTCAGGCATCCACACACTGCCGTCAGACAACTGTGTGCAATCGACTGGGTTGACTGCGATGTGCTTGGCAAACTTGGGCATCTTCTTGAGTGCATGGAACAGCGCGGTCTTGCCGATGCCGTTCTCACCCTCCACGATGATGGTGCGCTTGTGGCCGATAGTGGCGATGAGGTTCACGGTTTGCGTAAAGGAAAGATATGTAGACATGGTATGTAGCTTTCTAAGTTGGTTAATTAAACATTGATACGAAGGACTTTGCCATGCGTTGGAACGAAATCTTCGTTGTCAACGGCTCCCCACAAAGATGGCATTGGGGTACTCGGGGTATCGCAGCCGAGGTAACCATCTGTTAACCAGACGATTGCTTGGGCTTTGATCTTGTGCTCTGCAATGTAGTCAGTGACTACGCTAGGTATCGTGCCGCCACCACCCTTGGGACGCAGTGCTGTAGCGATCTGGTCGTAGTCCACAGGAGTGAACTTCTGGTCAGCGCACACCGATGTGTCCCACCAGAGCACACGCACAGATGCGGGTGAAACTATCTGACAGATGCGTGCCACCTCACCGAAGATCACGTTGTAGTACGGGTACATGGAACCCGATGTGTCTGGTGCGATGATGATCTCGCCTACTGCCTCGCTGAAGTGTGACGGCATGACGAATCCACTCGCCAACATGCGCTTGTTAGGCGGGCAGAAACGCGACTGCTCATCTCCTGTGCAATTGGTTGAGAGGAAGTCTTGCAGTGCTGAACGCCAGTCAGTCGTGCGCTCTTTGGCATTGCCCAGAATGTCACGGCCACCGCCCTCTTTGCCAGCTAGCTTGCGTGCCATCATCTCGCCCTGCCTGTTGGCATCATCGACTTGCTTGCCAATCTCGGTAATCTCATCGTCAGCAAACTCGCCGTCCTCGTGTGCATCGATGGGCTCATCGAACCCCTCGCCACCATCACCCTCGTCCCCATCCTCTGGTTCTTTGCGGCCACTCTTGATGAGGTCGTTCATGACCTGCGGGAATGACCACCCGATGTACTTGGCATCGATGCACAGGTTAGGGGTAGGACGCTCGACAAACTTGAACTCAGGGTCAAGCTCCTCGATCATGGCGTTGACCACATAGTCATGGCCCACGTTGGCCAGCTTGGGGTACTTACGCTTCACATCCTTGAACAAGAGGCAGTGCTTGAGGGCCACATGGAAGTTCTCGTGCAGCACGAGGTAGCGCAGTTGCTTGCGGTTGAGCGGCGTGATGAATGCCGCGCCGTACTTCTTGTCACGGCCATTGGTTGCGGCGGTTGGCATGTTCTCCACCACCTCGGACTTACCCATCATGATGGCCCCAGCCAGCAAGGCAAACTTGGGGTGTCGCATGCAGTCAATGTTGCACGCTTGCACTCTCTGAGTGAGAGTCATTTTCTCGAAAGACATATCGCTTCTCCTATTGTTTACAAATATTATAGGGGGCTGTCCAGTGTTTGACAACCCCCCTCCCTTAGTATTTACCCCCAGACATTTACGTTTGAATGAGGGTATCCACTCTCCACAACGAATTGTGGAATCTCTTCTTGCCCACTCTTCTTGCCCACATCCATCGCCGCGTTGATGCGGTACAGCAAGGCACTCCTAAACTCATCAGGCGTTATGGGCCTCTCCAACTTACTGGCGGGGTCAGAGGTTCTGTTGCTCCAACTACTGCCTAGATTGAAATTCGGCTGGTCATACCCCCGCTTGGATGCCATCGTTGTGTACACCATCTGGCACATCTCAAAGAACTCGTTTGTATCTGCCGGGGTAGGGATGCCCTCAGAGAGTCGGAACAAGGGTATGCTGTACTTCTGCGTACTTGTTGAGTCTCCACCGAACGGCGCACCCGATCTGGCACTCAGCACTGCCGATGCCTCGAACTCAGGCAAGCGCATCTGTGCCAGCATGATGTAGGGCTCGAAGCGCTTGGCTACCTCGGCACGCCGCGCCTTGTCCTCTGTTGTAGACACACGCCGGAAGTGTCGGGTGTGTTTGGACATCTCCAAACTAAGTACATCCTCAACATACACAAGCTCCGCACTGAAGTCACTGCCCGGCATAGCCCGTGTGTAGATGGGCACGATGCGCTTCTCCCCTTTGACATGCACTTTGTTAACGGGGCGCACCCACAATGCGTTGTTCATAAACTCACACGACAGCGAGGATGGGTAGCCCAAGTAGTACCTGCGCTCAACGCGTTTGCCGTCAATGACCTCTGGCTTGAACAGCCGCGCCATTGTTGTGGTGTACAGCATGATGTCGTAGTACTCACCATCTGGATGGCGTATCAGGCGACCGCGTTGGTCTGTGCCTTTCGGTGCAGTTGGCCGCTCGTGGGCTGACCACGCCTTGCTTCGAACCTGCTTGCGTTCGTTGAACCATTTGTCTGCTTTGGTATAGGTATCAAGAGATTTAACTTGCATGGTTTGCTTTCTAAAAGTTGTGGACAATTTGTCCACGGGTTACGGAACTTATTCCCCTGTGGGGGCGATTGGAAATGATGTTTGTACTCGGTGAATTGTTGTGACGTAATCCCATAAGTCACCCTCATCATCTTGTTCTTGAAAATCTTCAGCGCCATCTTCACCAACTGCTACAAATCTATACCTCCCTCCTTTGTGTTTGTAAATTTCTACTGCCTCGTCCATCAATGTGTGATGTGCTTTAACATCTTCAAACTCTGCATACCATTTAAGATCGTCTGCTTCAAAGGTAATGATCGGGTCATCTTTGTACCCATACTCACACTCATTGATTGCTTGCGTAAGGACGGGGTTGTTCTTTGCAAGCATCAGCGTTACAAAGTTGTCCCGCGTTTCAATGTCATTGAACTTGATGATGTACGCTACATGTGATCTGTATCCCATAATTTACTCCTGTATTAATTTCCCACTGGCATCGAAGCGCCACGCATTGATCTCGCACAACTCAAGGAAATATTCTTCGCTTGAGTAGTCATCGTGCGATTCTTCGAGCGCCGTGTAGATGTCCTGCGCATAGCAACGCGCTTCATCTGTCGCCCACCCCAACAGCTCGTCCAACAGACCCTCCATACAGATGCTTTCTGCAAGCGGCGATGCTTCAGCACCCGCAAAGATACCGCTACGCACAATGGTGTCGCTCCAGTCCTGATAGTGAATCATGTCTTCCCTCTCCAGCACCATCGTCCTCGCGTGGTTGGCTCTGTGCGAGTTCCTACTGACCGCGATGTTGCGTGCAGTGAACCCGTTCTGTATCAACTCGATCAAGATCATGTAGCGTGCGTAGTCAGGGTTGTCCGGCTTCAAGTGGTGTTGCAGAAAGGGCACAACCCAGACCTGCCCTGTCCATGACGCGCCATCGCCTTGTGAGCAAAAGCCCGACCACTGAACATCGTCAATGTCAAAGCCGCGTTCTAGCCCACGCTCCGTGAACCCCTCTGTGATGCCCTCGTACCAGTAGTCATCGGGCTGGTTGTATGTTGTCATCGCGTGCGCCTTACCTTGCGTTGATAGCTCGGCGTAGGTGTACACAGTGATCTCTCTTATTTCTGGCATGTTGCTTTCTCCTTATCCAAGAATGTTGACTAAACCCTCGCGCACTTTCTCTTCCCAATCGATGTCATCGAGCTTCTCGTCAAACCTTTCATCAAATTTATCGTCAAACT